TGCGCAGCGTACTCGTGACCTGATGCCTAACTATAATCTTGTTCCTCGTGGTTTAAAACAGTTGAGAAATGCACCAGTTGGTGACTTCCTATCTTTCCCTGCTGAAATGACTCGTATTTCAAAGAATCTAATGAAGTATACTATTGATGACATTACAAGCGGTGATGCAACGCTGGCTGCTGAAGGTGCTAAACGGTTGGCAGGTATGACTGCTGTAACCGTAGGCATTGATGGTCTTGTTGACCTTAGTAAAAATATGGCAGGGCTAAACGATGAGCAAGAAAATGCCATTAATAATTTAGTTGCGCCGTGGGAGTACAACCAAGATAGAATTTATCTTAGTGGATTAAATGAAGATGAGCGTGGTCATAAAGGTATTGACTATATAAACCTTGGTCCGATTGACCCGTTCTCTTTTATTAAAACAGCTGCTAAGGGTGTTCATCAGTATATTAATGCGCCTGAATCTAATACGGCTAAACAAAATGTAGAAATGAATAACCTTGCTTTGAATACATTTAGAAGTACGGTTAGTCCTTTTCTTGCACCATCTATGATTACAGAGGCTCTTGTAGAATTACAAAGTGGTAAAAGATTTACAGACGAGCAAGACCCTAAAGAAAATATAATTCGTGCTATTGAGCCATTAACTAGTTTGTTTACCCCTGGCATTGTAACCGAACTTACAAAAAGAATGGAGTATGAAAAAAGCCTAGAAAAAAATCAAGGACAATATGCAGAGAAAGCAGGGTTATACAGTTGGCCTGAAGGTGATGTAGATACTCCTGCATTTTTTGGACTTAAAGACCAAAGGTTAGACCTAACAGCTGGAACTAATTTTGCTGTTCGTCCTATATTGTATGAGATTGAGGGGGCAGGGTCTGGTTTAGATGAACTGTTGCGTGACCCTAACTTAACTGAAGAGGATTCTGAAGAGGTTGTTCGTAGGTATGTAAACGCACAGAAGGAAAGACTAGGTGGTTATCAAAAACTTAACAGCTTGTTGAACGACTATAAAGCTTTGTATGGAGATATGTATAAAGAAGATTTAGAAAACGCAATTACATTAAATCAAATGGGTGTATTAAATAAAAAGTTAGATAATCATTTAACAAATGGAATGTATACAGACCCTATCACGGGAAAAATGGTAGGTTACTTTGAGCCGTTTGTGTTAAGAAAAACAGATATGCAAACACGGCTGCGCTCTCCAATTCCTTTTGAGAGGTTAGATAATATTTATAGAACTTTAAATGGGACAACCATTGAGGAAGACGAGTAATGCAAATAAGTAAAAACTTTTCATTGGGTGAAATGACCAAGAGTCAGACCGCATTGCGTTTAGATATTTTTAACGAGCCGCAACCAGAGGACTTGTATAACCTGCATATGTTGTGCGATAATATACTGCAGCCAGTACGTGAACACTTTGGTCGTCCTATTACTATTAACAGCGGCTATCGTTCACCAGAGTTGTGTGTTGCCATTGGTAGTAGCGAGAACAGTCAGCACGCTAAGGGTGAGGCAGCAGACTTTGAGGTGCTGGGTGTAGACAATAAGGTTGTGGCGGAGTGGATTAGAGACAATCTAGACTTTGACCAGCTGATACTAGAGTTTTATAAAGATGGTGAGCCTACATCGGGGTGGATTCACTGCAGTTATTCAAATAGAAAACGTGGCTCTGTGCTTCGATATGATGGGAAGAACTACACAAAGGGATTGTAAAATATGATTAGCAGTATTGTAAGTGCGTTGTTACCGTCAGCAGGTAAGGTGATTGACCGCCTTGTGCCTGACAAGAATGCTGCAGCAAAGGCAAAGCAAGAGTTAGAAGCAGAGATGATTAAGGCCGCTACCAAGGCTAATCTAGCACAGCTAGAAATTAACAAAGTAGAGGCGGGACATAGAAGTATATTTGTAGCAGGCTGGCGACCATTTATTGGGTGGACATGTGGTGTCGCTATGGCTTGGCATTTTGTGGGTGTGCCTATCACATTATTTGTGGCGGCATGGATTGGGGCAGACATACCAGAACTTCCACAGTTTGATATGGAAAGCTTAATGACTGTATTGCTAGGCATGTTAGGTCTAGGTGGGATGAGAACATATGAGAAGTTTAAGGGTATTACAAAGTAATGTAAGCGCAATAGTAATAGTTCTCTCTGTCTTGGTATTTATGCCAGGGCTTACAAACGCACAGGCTAATGAACAAACAGGTGACTTGAACACAAGTACTGTAAACACACAGAGTACGGTTAGCAGTAACAACCCATCAACAACTAATAATTACAATGGCGCAGGTGCAGCATCTAAAGTGACACCGCCGCCTTCTGCTATTGCTCCATCATATATGTCTAATGGGCAGGATACGTGTCTTGCGGGGCGTAGTGCAGGTGTACAGGTCAACGTATTTGGGTTGTCTGCTGGCGGTTATAAACAAGATTTGGAATGTAACAGGCGGCGAGATGCTAAGATACTTAAAGACCTTGGCATGAACATCGCAGCTGTAGCATTGATGTGCCAGAAAAAAACCATATGGGTTTCTATGTTTGACAGTGGGACACCTTGCCCACTAAGCATTAACGGGAAGTTAATAGTAGGTCGAGCAGCTTACATGACAATGAAAAGAAATCCAAAGAAGTTTATACCAGACTACAAAAAACGTAAGAAGCACTACGATACAATTCTTAACATAGGGGGAGAGGAGTCGAATGAAGAAGATACTGATAGCAGCTTGTCTATTAGTGAGCGCTTTAGGACAAGCACACGCAGAGACTGAAATAGATAGGCTAGTTGCGGCTAGTAAAATTATTGCGGGTAAAATCCAGCAGGGTCGTAATGCTGTAGGTGGTCTTGCTTACTATGCAGTAGAGGGTAAGATTGCTCCTGATGGTACTGTATTGCCTGCCTTTATTACACCTGGGGATGTTAAAGCATATAACGATTCTGTGTCGGATGTATCACAACAGATATATTATAACACGCAGATGATGCTTGAGAATCAATATGAAGAAACTATGGTAAAACTAGAAGATGCCATTGATACTTTTGTAGATGCTACTGCAGTTATTGTTGTAGCTGTAGAGGTGGCAGATAAAGCGGAAGCTACTGACCAGAGCGATGTGGCTTCTCAAGAAAGCCTACAAGATTTTATTCAAGAAAATGATGTATCTTTAGAGCAGCAAGATGTTAATGTCTACAACGATTCTTTGGGTGACATTGAGGAAATTGCTGTTGATGCAGCAGCTTTTCTTGCTGCTTCTAAAATAGAAGATATTACTAGCTCTGTTGATAATGATACAGAACAATATAATGTTAATATGTCTGACGCAATTGCAACATATGATTCAGCAAATGAAGCTATAAAATTTGCATGGTCAACCACACAGTTTACTCATACATTTGTTGGGTTCTTTTCATATAACAACTCAACAGTTAGCATGGAAGATGTAATGGGCATGGGTCAAACAATTTATGACGAACAGGAAAGCTTAAACTAATGGCACTTGAAGATACAGAATTAAAAATAGGTGGGGTTAACCTCAAAGGTGTGTGGATTGCTATTGTTCTGTCGATTGCTACAACAATGGCAGGCGGTATCTGGGCAGTGGCAGAGTTCTATGGTCGTATAGAAAAAGTAGAGTCAGCTGTACAGTCATTGCCTGATGCGTCTGATAAGCTGATTGAACTGGGTGCTAACCTAGATAGTATTATGAAGAACCAACAACAACTTCTTGACTTGCGTGACAAGGTATCTGATATGGAAACTACAATGGCAGAGTCAGTGCTTAAAGTAAATCAAGCAGCAGAAAAAGTTCAGGGCATAGGCAGGCTACAAAAAGAAGTTGAGGATTTGTGGCGTGGTATGGATGCGCTAGCAAACCCACTTCAATAGGAGAACACAATGGAAGATAATAATATTGTAGACAAATCAGCGTATCAAAAGAACCGCCGCTATATGGCGTGGGCTTGTCTTGGCATGATGGTTATTAGTACCGTGGCTGTATTAGTTTCACCCGCACGTTTTGAGTCTGCTGAAGCAATCCTTATGATGATGTATGGCTCTCTGTCTGCCGTGGTTGCTGCATACTTTGGCTTTGCTAAGAAGTAAGTGCAGCTTCTATCATCTCGTTAATCATAGAATCAAACGTATACTTAGGCTTCCAGCCTAATACTTCACGGGCTTTGGTTGAGTCACCAAGCAATAAGTCTACCTCTGCTGGTCGATAGAACTGTGGATTAATCTTAACTACTGTGTTCTCATTTTCATCTATAGCAGTTTCATCTAAGCCAACATTTCCTACCCACCTGATTCGCATATTTACTGCAGCAAAACACTTTTCTACAAGCTCTCTCACGGAGTGTAACTCACCAGTAGCCAGTACATAGTCGTCGCCCTGCGGCTGTTGCATCATAAGATACATACCTTCTACATAATCTTTGGCATGTCCCCAGTCTCTCTCTGCATCTAGGTTACCTAGCTCTATGTGAGACAGTTTGCCACGTGCAATATCAGCTACGCCCTGCACAATTTTCTGTGTAACAAACTCTTTGCCCCGCCAGGGAGACTCGTGATTAAATAAGATGCCATTGGATGCGTGCATATTATACGCCTCACGGTAGTTCTTTACAGTCCAGAATGCAAACTGCTTAGACACCCCGTATGGGCTGCGTGGATAGAAGGGTGTGACCTCTGATTGAGGTGTTTCTAAAACCTTTCCATATAGCTCTGAGGTGGACGCTTGATAAAATTTGGTGTGTTCAGTCAAACCAAGTGTTCGAATGCACTCTAAGAGCCTTAAAACCCCCATAGCGTCCACGTTAGCAGTGTATTCTGGGACATCAAACGAGACACGTACGTGAGACTGGGCTGCAAGGTTGTAAACTTCGTCAAATAAATGCGTATCAAACAGCTGCATTAAGCTGCCTGTATCAGTCAAGTCACCGTAATGTAGGTGAAAGTTAGGATGGTCAACTATATGTGCGATGCGTCTTGATGGCTCAGAGGATACACGCCGCTGTAAGCCGTGTACAATGTGTCCCCTGTCAAGCAATAGCTCTGCAAGATATCCACCGTCCTGCCCTGTTACACCAGTAACAAGCGTAGTTTTTTCTGAAAACTTATTCATCGGTGGCAGCTTCATCCTCTTCGTCCTCAAAATCTTCAGGCCATGTAGACATAAATAGTTCGTACATTTTTTCTTTACCAATGATTTGCATTGATGCAGATATCTTGCCTTCTAGTCCTGCTACATCCTGTGGCCCCTCATCTTCTGCATTGTTACCTCTTACACGAGACAGTAGCTCAAGAGCTTTGAGTGCGGTTTGACCGTTGCCATTTGCCTTAGCTTGTTCGTACTGCTTCTCAAGTTCTGATACAACGTCTACGTCTGTGCTATATTCTTCTTCAAGTTCTTCAAGTCTGCGCTGTATAGCAGGCTCTTGAAGCAATCTATAGCCCTGGTTGTGTGCAGACTTATCACTATAGCCAGCAGAGATAGCAGACTGTGTAGCGTTCTTGTTTATTAGATATGATTGGCAAAACTTTTCTTGCCGTTCTTTAAGCTGCCCTGTCATTCATAAATTCCTCAAAGGTTTGGAACTCTTGATTGTAGTATGATTGGTCAAAGACTTGAGCGGCAAGGGTGTTGTCCCCATAGAAGTTGATGTTTACTGCAAGGTCTTTTCGTTCAAACATTTTTTCAAGGTCTTGGGCAAGGGCAAGTAACTCGCCTGTTGTCCAGAACTTAGTTCCTCCAGTTTCTACATGCAGATACTTTGGGTTATCCATTTCATCTTTTGCTTCTTTATCAACAACATCTTCTGAGACACTGCAATCAAAACCAAACATATGTATGTTGTGATAGCCTAGTGTTTCAAGTAGACCGATAGTGCGTGTTGCTGATGCTGTACCACCAGAAATAAACACCGTGCCTGCGGGGATGGGAAGTTTAGGATTAATTACAAACTTATCATTTCTTTCCGAATCACGTACTGCATCTGTAAAGGCATGGAAACCTTTGATGTTAGTTGTCTTAGACATAATGTAATCTACTGCAGAAATGTCGGTCATGCTAGCAATTACAAACAACGTGCTAGGGTCAACCTTTTTAAATAGGTCTTTACGCTTTACACCATGTGTGCTTACGCCATCTACAGGGCGTGGGTCAAGGATAACACAGGCAGTAGGCTTGATGCCTGCCTCAAGAAGGCGGGGGTATGAGTGCTTAACACACCATACTTCTGCATCGTGTTTTTCTTGAACCTCTTTAATCTTATCCATATCAAGCTGCCCACCCGAAGCAATAATGGCGTGCTTGTTATTTGTTTTGTATTGTTTTACCCAATCAAAGTCATTAATTTTTTCTACGTTATAAATAATATTTTTGTGGATGTCATCCTGTGGCATTGAGTCTTTTGGTTTTACGATGATGGGTACACGCATAAAGGATTGCGGTAAATCTTTTTCTTTTTTAGAAACAACTACGCCAAGATGAACCTTACCACCAAAAGCAGTGGGGTCATCCGATGGTAGAACATACTTATTAGTATCTTTAATCTCTTTGAAGGTTCGAATAATACCGTTGTAATCAGGATTGTCTAGGAATTCTTTGTCTTCATGTGAGTAATAATCATCGAACACAATAACTGGAACGTCTTTCAAAAACGTGTAATCACTTTTAACTGTATCATATGAATGGCCGCCATCAATATAGGCAAGGTCTACATCATTAAATCTTTTAGATGCCATAGTTTTTTTGGTGTCACCGCAGTGTAAAGTATGGGTAAAAATTTTACCCTGCTCCCTCATCTTAACTGTAAACTCTGCAAGCCTACGACCAACAGCTTCGGTTGCATTATGTGCTTTAATGTTGAGTTCTATTTTATCTGTTTGCTCTGTAGCTTCTTCAAACAAATCAAAGCCACGATAGTGTACAGTGTCTACATTTTCAAACGCAGCAAGAGCCATCTCAATGGCACGACCACCGTTCCATGTGCCTGTCTCTACAATGCTAAATGTATCACGGCCTTCAGAATAGAAACGAACCATGTCTGCTAGTTGTTTGTAACGCTTTGGGCCAACAACATCAGCAGATACTTCTTGCTTATCTTTCCACTTACGGTTGCCCTTGTTGTGTATGAAGTGTTCGTTTAACATACAGTTTTCAAACACCTCTAGACCACGCACGCCCTCTGACAGGTTGCGTACTTTAGCTCCGTGTGCTTCATACACTTTGAGTAGGCGTGTGTACACAAACGAATCAGTCCACTCACGATACCCAAACACTTCGTTAGTGTCGTATGCGCCACGAATGTCTACAATGTGTGAGCAGGCATTATGATATGCCATGTTCCAGGCAGTAAAGCCTGTCTCGCTATAATCAATATCAATACGGCCAAGGTGTACCATGTCTACTTCATCAAGCATAATCTTGGCTGCATCTTCTGCGGTAAATCTTTTCTTAGTTACAGTATCAGCATCAAGCCATGCAAGCCACCCTTTGTATTCTTGGTCAAGCAAATCAAATGCTAAGTCTGAATACGCATATACCTTGTTCGAGAATCTAATTGCATCTAATCTGTAGTTGTAGGGTGCTTCTGCAAATCGTCCGTTCTTATCTGAGTTACGCTTAATAAACTCATTGCGTGCATCTACATCTTCAATGTGGCGGTAGATAATAAAGTCTGCTTGTGGTAGCCCATCAGGCTTACCATCATATCCCTCAAGGTATACGTATAGTTTAAAGTCGCTTGGCTTCCATTTATTTACAACAGACTGCAACATAGGAATGCCATATTCTTTTTCAAATTGTTTTGGAAAGCTGGTTACAAAAGTATACATTACATGTTCTCCAGTATTAGTTGTGTTGTTATTTCTTTTTCAACAGCTTCCCACTCTTCTGCGTAAGCTTCGTCAATAGGACGCTTGGGCTTCCAGTTGTTGAACCACGGACCACCTGTTGTAAAGTGAGCATTCTTTGCCTCAACATTTTCACTTGAATGTCCATCAAGCCAGTTCCATTCTTCATGTATGTCTCCAATCTCGTCATCGTTAAGCCACCCAAAAGAGTGCAGCCAAGAGCCTGATTGCAGGTTGACTGCATCAAGGGTAAGCTTTTTGTTACTAGGATGAGAGCAGTTAAATAACATAAAGCTAGACCAATTCTTTCTGCGATAGCGGGTTTGGGCTACACCGTCCATCTTTTCTCCTTCGGGTGGCTCATACTTGTGCTTGACGCACTGAACAGCAAACTGCGTTCTGTTTCCGTACACACCAAAAATACCTTCTATATCTGCACGAACAAGCATGTCAGCATCCATAAACAAAGCAAGCCCTTGATATTGATTTAAGGCAGGAACAAGGAAGCGAGTAAATGTAAAGTCTGTACTGAAGGGTTTGTTATCAAAGACATCATAGCGTTGATGTGGGTCATGTTCAAACACACGTGATGCCCTACGATACAATCCAATGCGCCGTAACTCTGGCGCAAGCAGCGGGATTATATCATAGGTATTATTGTATTTGCGTATGGAGTGTTCTAGAACTTCGTATGCTCTGTGGTCACGCTCATCATACCCAACATAAATAACTGGTCTACGATTCATCTCCACCTTCTTCAATAATTTCTTCTTGGTTTGCTTGAATTTGTTTTACAAACTCTTCTTTAAGTTTAAGAATCAAATCAATAGAGCTTTTCGCAGGGAGTTCTCCCAGTGCTGCCAAGATAATGTTTGCTTCGTTTTCTGTAACGTTGAATGTATATTCCATTTTGTAACTCCTAATTAAAGTGCGGTGGACAGATGAGAGAAAGGACTGAAGAACTCTGCCCACCGCTTATCTTATATTATAGTAAATTTATTTAGTTAAGTCAAGAACTTTTTTATGCTACCATTTTTAAAAAAGTTTTTGGAGGCGTTAGCTCCTCTTGTGAGGCGGCATAACAATCACGGTAAAGTTTAGGGTGTCTGCCCCATCTGCTTTCGGTATAAAAATTTTTTGAATCCATAGCCCCAGCAAAAAAATAAGACCCTCTATTTCCAGTCATTAAACAAAGGTAATCTATGGCACTGTTTTTTTGTGTTGCGATAAGGCGACCACTTTTATATTTGGTAGCCTTGACATCAATACAAAAGTTATTATAAATTAAATCTCCGTTATCTGTTTTGTTTTTAGCAGAGCGAAGGTCGAAATTAAACACATCTGTTGGATAAATATTAAGAAGCTTGCACATTGCTAGTTCAGACATTGCTCCTTCAATATCTGGCTCTAGTTCTTTTTCATTGCTTATTTGTTTGTTGTGTACACCAGCACCTCTTGCGTTTGTGTACCTATTTTTTGCAATAGCCATTCCCATTGACTTCTCAAAATCATTTAGTTCTACTTGCATTTGAACCTCCTTACTTATGCCAAACACCCTTGAGTCTTTTCTTTGCTAGTAGGTTGGCTTGTTTCTTTTCGTCGTGCGTCATTTGCTGCCAGTGCGTTATGTCACGCTCTGTTCTACCGCAGTGTATACAAATGTCATGGACATTATGTAGCTCGCAACTATCTACGCTTGTTTCTAGTCGTGCCTTGCACGGGCTTCTTCTTTCAATATCTTCTTCCAACAGTTTATCTCCCATCCATACTTCAATAATCTTAGCTGGCTTGTTTGTTTTGTTGCCAACATGATGCCACGTTTTTGCGGGTATACTAAATTTATCTCCCTTGCTAAAGCAAAGGCTGCGCTGCAATGCACCGTCTGTCTGTAGTGCTACTTGTATAGAACCAGAGACGACAAGCCACTCTTCTCTTCTGTGTTTGTGCCTCTGGTCAGACAGGTATTTTCCTGGCGTGATTGTAAGCTCCTTAACAAGATACCCGTCCCCCTCAAGAAGGATGTCATAGTAGCCCCACTGTCTTTGTATTCTAGTCACCAAAAGACTTCTTAATTGATTCAATCTTTTCGTCAGCCGCAGCAATCTTTTCAATTTGTGTTTCGATTGCCTCGACAACATCAGGATGCTCACCAATGCCTACGGCTTGATTGAGGTATACCATTACGTTGGCTTCGGCTACCGCAATCTCTCCCTCTAGTTTTTTAATTAGTGCTGTGAGTAATGTATTCATAATATATAATGCTCCAATTCTGTGTAACCACCAATGTGTTTACCATCAACTACAATTTGTGGGACTGTCCTTGCTTCAGGAAACATTTCCTTGAACTCTTCTGTCGTGATGTCTTCACGAACAGTGTAGTATTTGTAGGGAAGCTTCCGCATCCGACAGAATACCTTGGCATCCCTACAAAACTTACAATCTTTCTGACCGTATATCTCAATCATGCTGCTGTCAAGTCAACTACTTCGCAGCTGTCGCCAGAACATGCCAGCGTCTGTGAACCTGCGGTGTTGTCTTCCTTCTCGTATTCAGAAAGCTTTGCCCAGTCAATCTTCTTTGGCATCTCTTTCAGTGCAGTTGTGTATGTAGCCTTGTCACAATCCTGATAGGGGGCTTGTGCATAGGTGTGGTCACTGTGCGGCAGGAAGGATACGCCAGAGCAGATGTCAAAGTTATCGAACACCCAAGCCCCTACCTTCAGCCATTCCTCATCACGAACTGTAATGGTTACGGATGGCTTGTGTTCACACCACTCAAGGGCATATGTTTTCCATAACTCTAGCTGCTCAATCGCAGACATATCGTTACGTGTTACGGCGTTGTCAGGCGACCTGGTGGGAAAGCTAAACACCGTAGTGCTGTCTGGCTTCATTACACAAGGCTCTGCTGGGATACCCGCATCCTGCATGAACTGTGTCAGCGGGTCTTTGTTATCACCCCGTACAGTGCGGATATAGTATTCGCTATGACGAGCATGAATGCCAGAGGCAGAATCAACAAGCTGTGAGACAGTACCCGAAGGCTTGACACAAGTGATGGCCGCAGATGCAGCAACTCCAAGCTGCTGTGCAACCTCGTTGTTTGTTTGTACAGCAACGTCACGAAGCTTATTAAGGGTTTTTGCAGACGGTTTACTAGTAATTTCATTGTCCATAATACCTGTCAGGCTTACACCCAACAGCCTTTCTTCTTCCGTGTTACGTTTCCATACAGGCCGAAGATACGGCATGTTGGTATACGTAGATTGAATCGTACCCAAGATTGTAGCAAGCTTTACCTTACGTGTCAAGGATTTTTCTGTGTCTGTAGGGCGTACGACAACCTCAGTCAAGTTACAGAACTGGTAAGGACGCAGGATAATCTCACTGCATGGGTTCGTTCCCCACTCCTTGCCAATCTCACGGCGGCCATTACGCTCAACATGTTTGTTGGCTGCCTCACGGCTGAAGATTCCACGCTCACCAGACTTAGACTCAACCAGTGCTGTCCACTCACGCATGAATGTTTCCATGTCAGGCTTGTCGGTATAGGCAACGGAGTTGTTAGCCAACGCACGTTGACCTTCGTTCTCCCACCACTGACCAGACTTGGCATGGCGCATACGGTCATCGGACAGGTTGGACAGGCTAATCATTGCGCTGCGGCGTACACCACCAACCACTACGACCTCACCAATCTTACACATAATGTCGTGACACTCAACGCTGTTAAGCTTGCGGCCTGCTGCGCCCTTGAACTTGGCTACAGTAAAGTTGAACAGGTCATTCAACGGGTCTGGACCAGAGGCACGGCCACCAAAAGTCTTGAGTCGTGCGCCAGCTGGGCGAATCTTAGACAAGTCCCATGTCGGAATGTCACCTGTATATAACAGGGAGATAAGCTTACGAAGACCTTTTGCCCAGCCTTCTTTGCTGTCCTGCACAACAATCATGTCCTCGCCGCTAGTCAGTTCTTCTGGAACTGTTGGCAGCTTCTGGATTGCTTGACGCTCGACAGAGAAGCCGACACCTGTGCCACATAGAAGGATAAACATAGCCTCGTCAAAGGCACGGGGATGGTCAACAGGTAGATAGCTACAGTTGTACACGCAAGTGTTGTCACGCTCTGCTGCGGGACCAGCTGTCATCAAGGCACGCATTGAGGGCATGACCTCTAGGTTAAGGATTGCTTCCTCAATTTCGTCTATTGTTTTAATGTCAATGTCCGAAGGACGTACAATGTAGTCAATGAATCGACCCACTGTTTCAGGCCATGTCTCCCGCCTGCCCTCATCATCTAGCCAACGGGCGTATCGTGAGGTAGCGATAAATGTTTGATAGTCAGTGGGTAGGTGATTAGTCATAGTCATATTGCTTGTCATCGGTGTGTAGCTCCTGTCCTGTTAATGCTTTCCAGCTGTGTTTAAAATCAAATCGTGCGCATTCCTGACTAATCATATCAGCAACTGCACGTGTCTCCTTCTGTGCCGTGTCGTGCAGCCGTTGGTTAACCACACGAGAAAATGCATACAAAGAACCAGACCAATACCACTCTGTGTACATGTTCTGCGGCAACACCATGCGTGCAAGCTCTGGTGCTACGCCATCTTCAAGCATACTGTCGTATGTTTCTAACGCCTTCTGCATGAAGGGGCGTATGTCATACGGTATCTTGTTGTCTGCACTGCCTTGCTTTACAT